ACCTCTCGTGTATTGGTGTCCAGAATATGAAAGTGTTTTGGATCACCCGCATCAGCCCAAGTCAATTCGTATTGCGTTCCAAGATAGTGAATGTTGTCTTCTTCGCTCTTTGTGTGATAGTGGCCGGAAAGAACCATCTCATATCTTGAGAAGAGTTTTGGATCCATACCATGAGATGCGACTACCGCACCCTTCATCATCTTAAATCCATTCAGTTCAAGGTGAGACGCAATGATAGGCGACTTCGAAGATTGAATGAACTCCATACACTCGTCGTAGTTCTCATGAGAGATCCAAGGGAGCATACCAATCGAAAGATTATCAAACTCAACATCAACAGGATTCATATGAATTCGAATCCGTTCGTTTCCACTGAGTATCTCTTCTAACGAGTTGAGTTCATTTGTATTCTTATAATAAACATCGTGGTTGCCTGGAATGATATCCATCGTCATATCATACTCATCTAGTCGAGATGTGAAAAAGTCATCCACTCGTTTCAGAGCCTTTATGTTGATGTATTTCCGATGATCAAAGAAATCACCCATATGAAGAATTCTCTTGATGTCATTCTCCTGACAATAAGGAAAGAATACATCCGTAAAGAACTTATCCATGTAATCCATGAATATGTCACTTCCGTTACGCACACCAAAGTGCGTATCATTAATAATAGCTATTTTACCCATTACGAATAGAAAAGTTCAAGGCCAGACTTACGCGAAATCTTCTTCTTTGCGTTCTTCTTCTTCTTTTCTTTCTTCGCCAATTGTTTGAGTTCGGTATCTCTTTGGCGAAGTTTCTGGGCCTTTAACCTAACACGATCAATAATACTTCCTGCATTTGCAACACTAGTAAAGTCTGCGAATTGACTTACATCCGCATGTTCCATGTACTTCTCCTTTATGTCCTGATACTTCTTCTCCTTTTGAATTCTTCGGAGAAACGCATACCAGACAATTTGAGTGAAGTACGCAAATGCATTGGGTAGTCCTGTTCGTGTTGCCTTCTCAACATCATAATTCATAATGGCTTTGATACAATTCTCAACTCCATCCATGACCATTTCTTCTCGATATGTGTAACCAATAAAGTTTGGTTTGCGTGATAATCCTTCTGCGATCTTCAGAAAACACCTTCCGATGTACTCCGGAATCTTAGGATCATCATTATCCTTTTCTCTTGCTTCAGTTACTAGATTTACATAGTCAACTACTGATTGAGAAAATTCTTTATTGTTCACATAATGTGGCTTATCTTTAGGTTTTACTTTCATAATATAATACTACTATAACAGAATTTCAGAAAATGTAAAGAAAAAAATAAAAAGGTTGACAACTTTCTACTATAAGTGTATAATACTCAAAGTATCAAAAAGGAAAGGAAAGAAATCAATTTTTATCTGGATAGTCTAATCTCCTCATATACATATCCATGAGAGGATCAATAGTAGGATCCTTCTTATCAAGATCATAGGAATGTATTTCATCTAATATAGATTTAAACTCATCTTCATCAAAGGTTCCATGCAATTTATCTAAGAAATTATATTTAATGTAATCTCTCTTTAAAGATACAGGTGCTTCAGTCTTTGCAATGATTTTATTGCATTGTAGTTCTATGGGCTGGGGTGGAAGATCCTCTTCTTCGAACTCAGGTTGAAACATCCATTTCTCTAATGAAATATTGCCCTTTCTACCCTGTTTGATTGAGACTGGAAGATCCAGATAAAGAACCTCAAAGTGAGGATCATATTCCATCTCTTCAGCCATGATGTAACTTCCATCCGATAATCGATAAGAATGGATATTTATGTCCTCTGCTCCGTCCATCAGAGCATCAAAGATTGCTTTCCATTCAACATTCATATTGGCACCTCGTATGTTTTGGTTTGAAACTTTTCCTTTGCGTAGATTTTTATTCGTTCAATAGCGTGATTCAATGTATAGTTCTTTTTCTTTTTCCAAGAAAGATCATCAGCTATATCAAAAACAGTAGTTGGTTTTCCATCAGTAGTTTTTCTTAGTCCTCTACCTATGGATTGTAGAACTCTTATTTGTGATTTTGTTGGTGATGCGAACACTATGTTATTCAGATTAACTATATTTATACCTGTAGAGAACGTACCAACCGATGCAACTATGATTGCGTCCTTTTCTTTTTCGGTAATCTCTCTTATTCGTTCTCTTTCCTCTGCATTGACTGCACCAGAGACAAAGAATACCTTTCTCTTACCCTTTACCTTATTCTGAAAGAGCTCATAGAGAGGTTTACCATGTTTCTGTACGAGATTGTAAAGCACCAAAGAGTTGCCACTTTGATCACAAGTAAGGTTTACGATGAACTTATTTCTCTTCTCGTAGGATACAATGTAATCGATTTCATCAGGATATTTGAAAGACTTTACGATCTTTCGTGATTCATCCGGATACTTGAGAACCAAACATTTGATGTTCAATTGAGCGAGAGTATCAGCATCCATCAATTCCTTTGTACTTGTGACTTTGTATTGAGGCCCAAAATTTCCTTCCAACACAAGTTGATTGACCATCGCATTGTCCAGTGTTCCGGTAGTTCCGATGCGATAATCTGCATTGACCAGACGATTCATAATCGTAGTCAAACTCTTTGCCTTGAACGTATGAGCCTCATCTCCAATCACCATACCATACTGAAAGAACCATTGAGGTGGCAGTTTAATTGCGCTTTGCCAGGTAGTAATTACAACCGATGCATCAAAGTTAAACTTTTCTTTTCCGGAATAGATTTGGTGTACTTCTTTCTCTGCTTCGAAGTATGGATCGTTTTGTGAATAGTTCTCAAAGTCTTTTGACATCTGTGCGACCAAAGAAGTAGTCGGAACAACGATCAAAGATATCAATCCCTTATCAGAATGATCAAGAAAGTAACGAACCAAAAGATATATGATAAGTGATTTACCTGATCCGGTTGGAGAGAGGAGAATGCATCTTTTATTGCTGACCGCATGTATAAAGGCATCCAACTGATAGTCCCGAGGATCAATAGATTTACCGTTGATAGAAATATCAGTGTCTTTGACGTATTTCCTAAGAGCATCTGTTTGAGGCCATTCCTCGTGTTGCAGTTGAGTTGCATCAAGGACATATCCTCTTTCCTTGGCAAATTCTTTTGTTTGGTTGAGTAGTCCATAGGGGAGTTGTTGTGTTCGGAGATCAAAGAGTCTTATCTTCCCATCCCAAAACTTATTGCGATAGGCCGGCATGAATTTATATCCATCCGCAAAGAAGGTATAATACTCATACAATTCACGAAGGATACCCGAATCTTCCGACTCGATGATTAACTTCGCTTCGTTTTCTTTAGAAACCTTTAGCATTACATTCCAGATGTAAATTTCTGAAATTCAAGAACATTTTTAATGGACTGGTGTTTCCACTTAATGTTGTCAACGATCTCTCTAAGAGTTTCCTCTAACGTTTTGAAATAGATTATTCGTTCCTCACTCTTTTGTAGATCCTCATCGGATTCAAAAAAGTAGTGAAAGTCAGACTTCAGGACTTTGAGTCCATTGAACGGATCATATGGCCATCCATACTCCTCGATCTTTTCCTTTGAGAGTTTACCCGAGAAGTGTAACCATTTATCACGCAACAGAATTTTCTGAGACATTTCTCTTTTCTTCAATTGCAACTTAATTATGCTATGCAATTCAAGATATTTTGCGTGATTCTTACTGTTCTCTTTCGAGGCTTCGTCTAAACATACTGTATCAATTTGCGAGTCCTTCTTCCACATCGCAAGGATTTCATCAAGTGTCATCATATAAAACTATTTATTACTTTATAATATTAAATTCGCTGTATCTAAATGTAACGTCGGCTTGTAAGTATTCTACGTCTGTTGCCTGTGTGGTGAACTCAACACCACTTAAAGAAGTTGGAAACGCATCATGGAATTGAAATTCCTTATTTCCATTATTGTGATTTGAGAGAACACTCAAGATCATATCAGAGAAGTCTAATCCAACATCTCGATTCTTAATCATCCAATCAAAGATTTCGGTATAGTTCTTCATGTCTTCATCAATCGCAAAACGAAGAGAAAGAGAATCAAATCCAACAGTATCACCAGCCTGAAAGGATGTGTGTCCTCTAAACCCTTGAGCAGATTCACCCAAAGTCACCGATGGAATTGTGAATCCTGTAATGAAATACTCAACATTCGCAAATCGATTACGGTTGATCGTAAGACGAAATCCAGTGGGTGAAAGAAAATTAAAATTTGTTGTAAGTCCCGCCATGTAAGTATTTATAAAAAAGAAGGGCCTCCAAACGGAGACCCTTCTAAAGATTATGAACTAATTAGATTTAGCTCTGTCCACCTACGTTGATATTACCAACACGGATGCTGCGGAAGTATTGGTTGCTGTTAGCAGAACCGATACCAGCAGATGTGGTAACAAACGGGTTGGCTTGTAGACCGTAACGGGTCTTGAAAGCGATCTTCGGTTGGAAGGTCGTTTCATCAACTGCACGTACCATCGTGAGAGGAACGTATGGGCAGTAGAACAATCCAGCGTCGTATGGGTTAGATCCACGGAATCCAACAGTGGCGTAATCACCAGTTGTGTAAGGATCGACGTAAACCTTCATGCGACCGTTGAGTACACCAGCGAATGTGTTTCCGCTGTCGTCAACGTTGAGGTTAGAACTGATGTTAGAAGCGTAGTCGAGTTGACCAGCGGCAGCCAAGGCAGAAGCAACGTTGCTAGAGCAGATAACGAAGTTACCTTTTCCGCGACGAGTTTCTTTTGCGATAGCATTAGCTTCAACTTCCAATTGGTAGATCAAGCTCTTGAACTTTTCAACAGCCCAACGTCCATCAGCGTCTGCAACCAAGTCGAAAAGACCGTCTGTACCAACGTTTGCTCCACCAGTCTTGGCAGTGCTGTTGATCGAACGGATAACTTCGCGATTGATTTCAGCGAGGATTTCAGAAGAGAGGATGTTAGCCAACTCAGATTCTGCGTCCAATCCGTGGATTGCCTTCAGATCTTGAGCGAGTTCCATCGTGTACTCTGCCTTCAACTGACGTGTCTTTGCAGTTACAGTTGCCTTTTCGATTGTGAAACCGAGTTCAGCAGGATCAGCAGCTTCACCAGTTGCTGTCGCGATTCCTGTACCAGTTGTGTATGCAACTTGAGGAGAATCGAGAGTAGATGCGTAAGGATCTGTTCCACCATGTGTACCAGCTCCACCGAAGTCTGTGTCTGCTTCATTGAAGCCAGCTTCCGGATCACCTGTTACAATTACTGTTCCATCTCCATAACGTGCCTTCATTGCGAAGATCAAACCCGTTGGGCCTGACATCGGCTGAACACCAGCAACGTCGTATGCGATCAAGTTCGGCATAGCGCGGCGAACTAGGGAGATCAATACGGGATCGTAATTTACAACGGAACCTGTAGTCGTCTGATTTTCGTTAAGCATTCCGTTTACACCCTTTTCTTCGATAAGAGCACGTTCTGTGTTCTCAAGAAGTTTAGCGGTTACGGCTTTGCGGTAGTTGTCCTTGAACTCAGGCGCGTCAGCGTGATCGAGTACAGGAGCCCATTTCTTTATGTCTTGTTCTGCGTTAAACATTTTTATGTTTCCTTTATGTTTGTAAGTAAATTAATTACTTGTTGTGGATGCTTTGTTGAATTCGGCTTAGGGAAGACAAATACTTCTGCATTGTCGGAGACAATTCTGCAGCAGGATCGGCTTCTCCTTCGACGATAATTTCTGTTTCGTCAGAAGAAACCTCTTCTTCCAACTCTTGTGTAGGCTCTTCCTCGTTAAAGAAAGATTCCTTGATTACCGAAACCTTAGTTTCGAAGTTAGATGCATCGACGAATTCGATACCTTCTAGTAGTTTGACAAACTTTGAAGATTGTGTAGAAGTCAGTTCCGAAGTTGCTTCAGAAATGATCTTTTCGCGTTGAAGTTCTGCAATCTGATTGGCGAGAGAATCCCGTTCTTCAGATATTGTGAGGAGTTCACTCTTAGTTGCTTCAACATCTTCGCTGAGACTATCAACCAAATCAACCTTGCTTTGTGGTACTTCGATATAACTCTCAACGAATAAATCCTTGAGGTTCTTCATGAAGTCTTCAGCAATGTCTGTACGCAACTTGTTGTCAACGTACTCTTGGTTTTCTGTCATCCAATCTTCAACTACGTATGTGAGGTAGTTGTCGATCTTTTCAATCAAAGTTTCGCGAATGTATACGACTTCTTCTTGCAAAGAGTCTTCGTATGTATTCTCTAGTTCTTCTTTGATCGTAGCGACTTTGTTTGAAACAGCAGCTTCGAAGAGAGTAGATGCCTTGGCTTTGAAGTCTTCGGTAAGATTAGAATCTGCGTCAGCAAGAACCTTAAGATCCGTTGCAAATGCTTCTTCCATTTCTTCTTCGTCTTCTTCACCATCCACCGTAGACTTGATTGCGCCATAGGCGGCCATCAAATCATCTTTCTTCATTCCCTTCATTTCCTTGTACATGGCGTTGATCATATCAGCCTTCGTACTTGGTTTTGGACTCTTCCCTTCTTCCATCTCATCCTCTTCGTCATCATCTCCGTTCATCGCTTCAAAAGCTTTGACAAGATCATGTTTCTTCATGGATTTGATAGTAGAGAAAGCGTCAGCAAGGATACCTGCTTTAGTTTGAACACCTTCTTCAAGTGCTTCTTCTACTTCTTCGGAGGATTCTTCGATAGATTCCTCTTCAGTT